GTTGTACAGCAAGCGATTGGTTATATCAAAGGTACCTGTAACATGACACCAATGGTTAAACCAGATGCACCTGCTGCAAGTTTCTGTGCTGACAGATTGAAAAGAATTCTGGCAGAACAAGAATCCGTGTAATATGGAGAAATTAGTTTAGTGGTAAAACCACGGGTTGTGATTCCGTTATCACCAGTTCGATCCTGGTATTTCTCCCCAATGCATCGTTAGCTCAGCGGTAGAGCAGCGCCCTTACAAGACGAAGGTCGGGAGTTCGATCCTCTCACGATGCACCAATAAGCCGATATAGCTCAGGTGGTAGAGCAGTAGACTGAAAATCTATGTGTCGTAAGTTCAACTCTTACTATTGGCACCATATGTTGTTAAAACAAATTCATCTTTTTTAGGTGGATTTATTTTAGGAATATCAGATAAAATAAACTCGGCTGGTTGACAATAAGAAGAACGTGTCTTATACTCCTCATTGGAGAATAAACGATATAAAATATCAACTGTAGATTGTTGTGAGTAAGGTATTGTCATATAAGTATTTATTTGCCCCGGTGACGGAATTGGTATACGTGTTCGCCTTAGAAGCGGAATTTTAGGAGTTCGACTCTCCTCTGGGGCACCAAATTTCTGGCGTTAGTATAATGGATAATACAGAAGGCTTCTACCCTTTTAATGTGGGTTCGATTCCTGCACGCCGGACCAAGATGCGAGTATGGGGGAATTGGTAGACCCAGCAGACTTAAAATCTGCCGCTTCGGCGTACCGGTTCGACTCCGGTTACTCGTACCAAAAAATAATGCTTGACTTCTTTAAAAGAAGCATATATAATACACACATGATGCGGGTATGGTGCTAGTGGTAACACAAGACCTTGCCAAGGTTTAGTTGAGAGTTCGATTCTCTCTACCCGCTCCAAGTAACTACAACAAATTTATGCGGGATTAGTTTAATGGTAAAACAGCAGATTTCCAATCTTCGGTCATCAGTTCGATTCTGATATCCCGCTCCATTATATGCGGTTTGTAATAGTACGATATTGAGGTACCCCCTTTATATTATCTGAGCAAAGCAGACAACCGCTCCACTTTTTGAGGTCATTATGAATATTAAACCATTGGGGAATAGAATCGTTGTTGAACGCCTTGAGGCTTCTAAAACAACCGAATCAGGCATCATTCTTAGAAGTACACCTGATCCAGATAGAGCCAAAGTTCTTGCAGTCGGACCATTGGTTGATGAAGTGGCAGTTGATGATGTTGTTCTATTGAATTGGAACGCAGCAACAAAATCAGGTGACCATTATGTGGTTCCTATTGACCATGTAATTTTCATTTACGAGGAATAAAATGTCTGATGGTGGCAAAGGTTCAAGTCCAAGGCCTTTTAGTGTTTCACAAGAAACATTTGCAAATAACTACGACAAGATTTTTAAAAAGCCTACTCAACAAGAATTAGATGATGATAAGGCTGAACAAGAAGAATTTGATAGAATTTTGGAAGAAAACAAAAGGCGCCAAAAAAGTATTGCGGGATAACTCAGGAGTAGAGTAGCGGGCTCATAATCCGAATGTCGGTGGTGCGAATCCATCTCCCGCAACCAATTCAATGTTTTGTGTACCACCATACAAATGATAGTACCATAATTACTGCAATCAATCCAAAAGCCAAATAATATAGAAAAAACTTCAGTAGGCCTATTACATCAAATACCCATTCCAAAAATGTGTATTCTTTTTCTTTTTTCATTTTGGTGTTATTAGTTCTTTATTATTTTCGTATGCTTTTTCATCTAAATATTGGATGGCTTTTCTAATCTTTTCAGCTTCATATCTTTTTTGCTTTACTAGTTCTTCTCGGTAAGTTCTATCTTTCCATCTTTCTTGTTTTTCTAGATATAACCAGTACCAAAATATACCTAAAAAAATACATATAATCAACGCTGCTATAGCTAATCCAAATTCTAATTTATATGTTTCAATTCTGTCAGTTCTTTTTTTGACTCTATCTTCTTCTTCTTTCATTTGTTTAGCAATAAGAACTTTTTGTTGAACACCCAACTCTTTAGTCATTTCTTCAACTTCAGTAAATAAGGCACCAAGTTCTGGTGGACTTTGATATATCATCAATTCACGGAGTTCTGTACCCATTTGTTCTAATTGTTTTTTCATTAGAACCCGTTTCAAAGCTCGTTTAGCTAAACTATCACCTCCAGAATATACTTCAGTTTTACTACGTTTTTCTTCTTCTTCTAAAACTGCTATACACTTAAAATAATTATCATAGTATTGACCAAGATAATCACCAATATCTGCATAGATATTAATAGTATCTTCACTTTTTTTATTCAATTCAACCACACGAGCTTTTTCTTCCACTAACTGTTTCTTTGCTGCGGGAGTTGCTGGTTTATCGGGTGGGTGTGCCTTGTGGAACTGGTCGTCCAAATCCTTGAGGACTGCTTTCACATCCCCAGCGGCACCTTTGATATCTTTATATAACTGACAACCTTTTTTCACAGCGGCAACTGCACCGTTGGCCAAGGCAAAGAGTGTGAACGGATCCATTTTGTACCATTTTTTCTATTGACAACATAATAAGAAAATGATATAATGTTCGTTCAAGTCAAACTATATAATTATTTATGTGGTATAACATATTAACACCAAAAGGATATTATGAAAATTCTTGCTTTTAAACTCATTACCAACGAAGAACTTATTTCCGAAGTTGAATCAGAAACCGAAACCGAATTCGTATTGTGTAATCCATTGGGTATCGCAATTGTACGTGGCAAAGACGGCCAACCTAACGTAGGTTTTGCACCATTTCCAATCCACTCAGAACAAAAAACAGGTTCTACTATTGCCATTTCTAAGAAACATGTAGTATACTCTTATGTGCCGGCAGAAGATTTCATTAAAAACTATGACCAAATCTTTGGTGCAGGCATCATTCTTCCAGGTCAACAACAAATTATTACAGGTTAATGTCAAGTTTCTACACAAATGTCCAGTCTATCGCTGGCATTATTCTCTATCGTGGTGTTCTGGATGGTAAAAGAGTAAAACAGAAGATTGAATACTCACCATCATTATACATTTCAACCAACAAGAAAACTGAATATCGTTCACTTGATGGTGAACCACTCATGCGTAAACTTTTTGGTAATATCTACGAAGCCAAAGACTACCTAGACAAATTCAAAGATGTAAGTAATACCAGAATCTTTGGTAATACAAGGTATGAATATGCCTATATTGCCGAACATCATCCTGATATGGTTGAATGGGACCAAGATAAGATTCTTGTTGCTGTAGTTGACATTGAAGTGGGTTCGGAGAATGGTTTTCCTGACCCCTACAATGCGAATGAACCAATCACAGCTATTGCTATCACCTACATGGGTAGTCCACCAATCGTTCTTGGATGCGGTGACTATGAGGTTCAAGGTAATGAGACTTATATCAAATGCCGTGATGAATGGACACTCTGTAAGAAATTTATTGAATTATGGTCACGCAAATGTCCAGATGTTATCACTGGCTGGAATACCAAGTTCTTTGATATTCCATATTTGATTAACCGATTCAATAAGATTCTCGGTGAAGATGATACAAAAAAATTATCTCCGTGGAACTTCATTAAAAATCGTACAACTAACATCAACGGCCGCCAACTGATTGCATATGAAATTGTTGGTGTTGCTTCACTTGATTACATTGAACTATACAAATGGTATGCTCCTGGCGGAAAGTCACAAGAGTCCTATCGTTTAGATAATATCGCACAAGTGGAACTTGGTGATGGTAAAATTTCCTATGATGAATTTGAAAACTTACATCAACTTTACAAACAGAATTACCAGAAGTTTATTGAATACAACATTAAAGACGTTGACTTGATTCTCCGTTTAGAAGATAAGCTGAAGTTGATTGAGTTGGCTTTGACTTTGGCATATGATACCAAATCAAACTACGAAGATGTATTTGCACAAACACGTATGTGGGATTCTTTGACATATTCCTATCTGTTGAAACAAAACATTATTGTACCACCAAAAGTCATACAAGAAAAAGATACGGCATTTGAAGGTGCATATGTTAAAGATGTCCAAGTTGGTCTACATGATTTTGTGGCCAGTTTTGACTTGAACAGTTTGTATCCACATTTGATGATGCAATACAATATCAGTCCAGAAACTCTCATTGAACCAGAAAACTATACAGAAGAAATGCGTAAAGTTATTTCTTCTGGTGTTACTGTTGATAAATTGTTGGTCAAATCTATTGATACATCGGAACTTGAAGGTGTGACATTGACACCTAATGGCCAATTCTTTAGAACTGACATACAAGGTTTCTTGCCTAAGATGATGGAAGAAATGTATGAAGATAGAAAGAAGTTTAAGAATCTAATGATTCAGGCCAAGAAAGAATATGAGGTCGAAAAAGATGATTCCAAAAAATATGAAATTGAAAAACGAATCGCCAGATATGATAATCTTCAATTGGCGAAAAAGGTATCACTTAACTCTGCTTACGGTGCTCTTGGTTCTCAATATTTCAGGTTTTATGATTTACGTATGGCCTTGGGTGTAACCACGGCTGGTCAATTAAGTATTCGTTGGATTGAAAACAAAATCAATGAGTACATGAACAAACTATTATCTACAGAAGAAATTGATTATGTTATCGCCTCGGACACAGACTCTATATATCTCAAGCTTGGTCCACTTGTTGATAAAGTGTATTCTAAAAAGACGGATGTTAATCAGCTTATCTCCTTCATGGATCGTGTCTGTGAAGATAAGATTCAACCGTACATTGACAAGAGTTATCAGGAGCTTGCTACGTATGTCCATGCGTATGACCAAAAGATGCAAATGAAACGAGAAGGTCTTGCCAACAAAGGTATCTGGATTGCCAAGAAACGTTACATTCTAAACATCTATAATAACGAAGGCGTTCAGTATGCAGAACCTAAGATGAAAGTCATGGGTCTTGAGATGGTTAAATCATCTACACCTGCTGCCATTCGTGCCAAGATGAAAGATTCTATCAAGTTGATTATTAATGGTACAGAAGAAGATATCCATAAATTTATCGCTGACTTCAGAGAAGAATTCAGAAATATGCCACCAGAAGAAATCTCTACACCACGTGGCATGAACGGATTAAAAACCTATACTGATGCGGTATCAATGTATAAAAAAGGTACACCAATTCATGTGAAAGGTGCCATTCTATATAATCACCATTTGAAACAACTTGGCCTTACTAAAAAATATGAGTTGATTAAAGAAGGTGAGAAAATCAAATACACTTATTTGAAGATGCCAAATCCATTTAAAGAAACAGTTATTTCATATCCATCCAGATTGCCGAAAGAATTTAAGCTTGACAAGTATGTTGATTATGATTTACAATTCGATAAAACTTTCTTGGATCCAATTCGTGGTATTTTGGATTGCATCGGATGGAAAACTGAG